ACCACTATGATATATCTCTAAATCTGTAGCTGCTCCGAAAAATGCTTTTTTATTATCTGCTAAAGTTACATTTCCTGCAAATGTCGCATTTTGAGAGGTGTTTAGTGATAAAGCAAGGCTATTCCCTCCATATAAATGCGTAGTTTGGTCAGAAGAACAATCTAAATGAGTAGCACCCCCTGCTTTAAGTAATATATTATTAGTACCAAATTCTAATTTAGTGTCAGTATCTCCTGTGTGTTGAAGATTTTGAGCAACACTTATATCCCCTCTTGCTTCAAGACCTGATAATAATAAGTCAGCATATTCATATCCTGTTCCTGATGTATCTACTGTAGTCGTAGGTTCTACTGTTAGACCTTTAAATAATTTAAATCTATTTGCATCAGAAGCATCAGAAAATAAACCTAAATATCTTTGAGTGCCATCATTATATCTTCCGTATGTTCCAATATCAACTGTGTTTGCAGCATTGTCTTTTGCCATTGAAATCAAAGGATCTTCAACGTTAAAATGGTCTGTGTTTACTGTGGTCGTAGTTCCATTTACAGTCAAATCTCCTGCTATCGTTACATCCCTACCTGTAGATAAATCTCCATTAGCTGTAATAGTTAAAGCTGTTGTATCTCCTGAAGAAGCATTTGAAGTTTTAATTATTGTTGATTGTCCTACAGTATTTGCTAATATCTGATTTGCTGTACTATCGTGATATATTTGAAAGTCGTTTGAATTTCCTAGACGTATATATTCATTATCAAGCATAGTTAAATTATCAGCTTGAATTGTTCCTGTTACATCAATTCCTGTAGCTGTAGTCTCTAATTTTAAAGAATTATCATAATACAGTTCTACATTACTGTTTTCATTAAGGTATAATAATGCTTCATCATTAATTCCAGTAAATCTCATTCTTTCAGATGCTTGAATATATAAATTTCCAGTTCCTGTATCTTTTATGTATGAATTACTACCATCGTGATAGATTTGTAAATCCTGAGATGCACCGAATTTAAGTTTACCTCCATCCCCATCAACAGCCATCAATATATCTTTATAGGTTAATATTGATTCAATTCCACCATCTAATTGTAAATATGTCGTATTGCCACCACTTCCATTATCAGCGTTAAATATAATATCTCCATCAGTAGTAGTATTTCTAATATAAATATTTCCTACATCATTTTGCCAACTACCATTAGCGTCATCGTGCCATAATCGCATTGAGTTTGAATTTCCAAATTGTGCTTGTACACTTGTTTGAAATTCTACATTCTTATTAACTGTAATTTGTTCAGAACCTCCATCAATAGTTAAATATGCAGTAGTGCCTCCTGAACCATCATCACATAAAAAAGCTATGTCTTTATCGGCAGCTTCTTGTATAATATTAAAATGTCCTGTATTGTTTTCTATTTTACTATTTGAGCCATCGTGTTTTAAAGTAAAATCTCCATCATTACCAAATTGAGCTGATACATTATCAAGAAATTTTGCATCTTTACTAACTTGTATATTTACATCCCCACCATCTAACCTAAAGTATTCAGTAGTTCCACCAGAGCCATCATCTGATTTAAAAACCATATCTCCACCATCAAGTGCTTGAGTGAAAATAAAATTTCCTGTATAATTTTCTACATAAGTATTTGTACCATCGTGAAACGCCTCTAAGTCAGCACCATTTCCTAGCTGTAATTTACCAGTATCAAGTATTCTAAAATTGACGTGAGATTGTATGTTTTTTTGACTTCCATCTAAATAAAAATATGTAGTAACACCTCCTGAATTATCATCAGATTGGAATACTATATCTTTGTCGTCAGCATAATTTATAATGTTTAAATCCCCAGTACTATTTTGGATATAAGAATCTGTAGCATTGTGAAACAACTCCAAATCTTGACCTGTACCTATTTTTAGGTTTTTGCTATCTACTATTGTTACATTATCTGCAAAATCTACCTGACCTGTAAAAGATGCAGTTCCCTCTACTTGTAGCAATTCTCCACTATCAGATGAACCACCTATAATTAAATTACCTCCTTTTATAAAAGAAACTCCAGAGGAATTAAGCACTACATTTGCAGTTCCACTAGAATTAGCCATATATAATGATAAATGGTTATTACTACTTTCATAAAATTTAGCGTAACCACTACCTGTACTTGCAATAAAGCTTCCAAAATAACTATCAGCAGCACCTGAATTAACTGTTATACCTGAACTAAATGTAGCACTTGTAAATACAGAGCCACCTGTTGCTGTTAGTCCTCCTGTAACTGTAGCACCATCTGAAGTTGTCTCGAATTTCTTGCTGTCATTAAAGTAAAGTTCTGATTTATTACCACCATAAAAAGCAGCCATTGTTCTATCAGATGTGTCTTTAATTATTATGTCGTTGTTACCTTTTATAAGACCATTTACTTGAATGTTTTCACTAAATATAGGGTTTGTAACTATGCCTATTTGTAAGGTCTGATTACTTGCTATTGTGTCTATTTCATTTGTTGTTCCAACAACAGTAAAAGCCTCACTATCTAAATCAACACTTCCATTTCCTGTGTCTCCAATAAAATCTAAGTCCTCTAAAGTTATTCTTGAAGCTACATAATCAACTATTGCTGCACTTGTTGGAATTGTAGTATCGTTATCATTTGAAGCAATACCATCGGCTTCATCTACAAACTTAGTTATTGTAATATTTTCGCCTGTATCTTTAAGACTTCCAAATTCTAAAATAGCTGTTACTTTAAAATCTCCTGCTGTATTTACATACAATCCTGTTCCTGTTCCACCTCCATCAGAAAGCTCTCTTAGTGAAGCTGAAATTACCGCATTGTCAATAGTCTTTATAAGACCGACATAAGTTGTACTGATTTTATTATTATATAGACTTGCCATTTTTTATCTTTTTATTTATTCTTTTTAAAAAAGTTCTTAACTTTTCAACATTTATTTTTTTTGGTTTATACCTCATAAAACCCAACCGTTAAACGTAGCGTCTTGACTTGGGCTTAAATCGTTATTACTATTACTCGTATACGTAGGAAAACTACTTTGATTAAAAGCCATATAATCAATAAACCTTCTAGTATACCATTCAGCATTTGTCCTTGCTTTCTCAACTAAATAATCAACTTCTCCTTTGCTTACCGTCTCAGCAGTTTCAGAAGAGTGTTTAAATACTCCTCCGTTCCTTATTTGATAAGCCGCAAAAGGAATGTAATCCACTTGAGCAAACCAGATCAACATTGGTGCAATATAGTCGTTTAACAATGTCTTAAACTTAGCATTACCTCCGTCATCAATAGTTCCATCACTAATCAATCCTCCAATTTCTGTATAAAGCTCAGTCCCCATATATTGCTGTACGTGAATCTCCTGAGCAAGCTTGATGAATTGCACAAACTTATCCGTATCTACGTTTCCATCAATAATGGAGTTTCGGACTAAATCAGTTCTATTTATAAATAACGGTGTTGCTGCCATAATTTTCTATTTTGGATATGCTCCTCTATTTGTCATATTTTCTGGTGCCTTCGCACTTTCTTCTGATCCTCTAGGTTTCTTGTTTATCATATAACTTGGAAAGTCTTTTTTCGCAGCCTTTCTATAGTCATCTAAATTCTCAGATATTTTTGCTTTGTCTCTTGCTCTATATAATACTCTTACCCATTTGTGACGGCAGTAAATTCCGCCTTTGAATTTAAAAATATCATAAGGTTTTTTCTTATGTCTAAACTCTACATTAACACTCTCAAACCAACTTGCTTTGTCAATATCTTCTATTCTCCAAACTAATCCTTGATTAGACAACGACATCATTTGTTCACAAAAATCTCTCGAACCACTTGAGGGCTTAAATGAACCGATAGCATATTTATAACGTATTTTATAGAGTCCATTTTTAGAATCTAAATAACTAAATGCACTACCATCTCTAAGGCTTCCTACATTATCCTCGCTTGCTCCTTTTAATCCAACAAAATCTTTTATTTTCGTTAACGTACTTTTCTCTTCTTTTATTAAAGAGCTCGCCCACTCTTCGTTGCTTATTTCATCGTCATTGTCTACTTCGTCTACAAGTTCAAACTCTTTACCTATTTTATGAGCTGTATCTTTTAGACTTCCTAAGATACTACTCGCTTCATCTGTCGAAAGCTCTTGTTTTTCCTCTTGTTCGATACCTGTTTCTTCCTCAATTTCTTCATCGTCTTGTAAATCAGGATCTATCTCAGTAAATTCTAGCGGTTGTAACGTAATAAAATAGAGGTTTAAGGCTATATCGTTGTAAAGTAGTAGTTTGTTAAAGGAATCTATTAAAAGCTCCTGAAACGGTCTTATAACGGTGTTGTCCATCAAAAGAGAAGCCGTTTTAATCTCTTCTGCGTTGTTCCCTAGACCTGTGCTGTCTTTTATACCTAATAACATAGGGCTTACGACTCTATGTGAGACCATTATCTTCTTAGAGCTCTCATCGGATAAAAACTGGTATTGATTATGAGCATCACTTAGCTGAACTGGATTTATTTCAGCCTGTGCTTCTTTATTGTCATTAAACGCAAGTATAAATTTACCTGCATTTGACGTTCCACTAAATTTCTCCGCTATTCTGTTCTCAATTAACTGGCGTTCTTGTTGATTTGGAATTCCATTGTTAAAATTAATCAACATACTCGGAGCCAACCCTTGACGTATATTATTGATGTGATAATTCGAGATTTGCTCTTCTAATTCTGCGTATTGTATACCTCCTTGATAGTCAACTGGACTATAATAATAAAAGCCCGCTCTATATGGCTGTATATAACAGATTTCAATACTCTCTTTACTCTTTCCATAAGCAGGGATCCTCAAAGGCTCGTCTGATGGTGTTATTTTAGCCCAATCTTTAAAATAATAATAAGCAGGAACCTCTCCCTCATCATTTGCCTTCTCAGCTCTTAATGTTTCAATCGGAAAGTGCTCTAATTGAGCTATTTTTGTTCGTTGTTTATTGTAAATAACTTGTATAGCACATTGTCCCATTAACTTTAAGTCATAACACAGCTTTCTAACCATCTCTTTTTTAAATAAAGAAACGAATTGAGCATATTCGTCTGGTTTTTTATTCGCATTTGTCGCATTTAAACCCTTACCAAAAATTGCTTGACTTATTCCATTGATCGCAGCGTTGTTTGTCGGACTTCCATTGTATCTATCGATCAAAAATTGAAAGTAATTATTGTCAATTCCGTACTCTACCCACAATTTGTGAGCTACTTCTTTAATTTCTGGACTTGTATAGGTGCTTAAATTAACAAAACTCACTTCTGATTTAAGACTTTTAGTAAATTGTCCTTGTTTATTTCTTTTTTTATTTTTCATATTACAATATACTCATTATCAAACGAATCGTTGCTCGTGTATTGTCCTTTATTTAACTCATAATGGTCGTTATCGTTAAGCTGGTCAATGTCTTGATCTGTACAAAACAACTTATCTTTATATATTACCTCTGTTTGGTTTGAATCTGTCTGCCATACTTCGTCATATAGTTCCCAATAACTCAAATTCATATTCCAATAGTTAAAATCAGCATATAAATCCAAATCATAAAACCTACCTTCTATAAAAATAGAAACAGCTTCTGAATCTACATAAGAGTTTGTAAAAAATAAATAATTTCCACTAGTATCAGAATCAGAAATTCCATTAAAATAACTAAACGTCTTATTTAAACTCGCATCTCTTACATCAACATAGAATTGTCCTAGATATTCTCTAGGAATAATTGACAAAGTTTGGCTCGCATCGGTTGTTAATACAATCATTTTATATATAACGATTAAATTAACTCAATTTGTAAAATAAAAAAAGCACCCTTAAAGAGTGCTTTGATTATACTAATATTTAGATCGATTAGTTAGGTGTGATTTGAGCTGCATTCGCAGAAATTAATCCCGCATCTATAAAATACGGAGGGGTTTCTTCTTGACCTTCAAAAGTCAAAGTGAAGCCAGTTAAATCTCCCGCTGCTGCACCAGTTACTATTGTTCCTCCAGTACATTCTACTCCATTCTCATAGCCACATAAAAATTGATTACCATAATAATCTTCAACTACTAAATGCGGTCTACTAACAGCAAGAAGTTTAATTTCTTGTTGTGTAGCAACATCTAAATATGTCAGCGTTAGATTAAGAGTTTGAGCATAAAATGTCGTCCCGTTTTCACGACTCGAGTTAATCGTTGTCTCTAGCGAACTACTACCCTTAATGTCGTATTGAAACCAAGCTGGGCTTCCCCCTATTGCATCAATAGTACCATCAGCGTTTATAGTTACTGCTCCTAGAGTTCCATAGTCACAAAAGTAAACATATTTAATCCCTCCAAAGCCCGTCTTACACGGTAACTCTCTTCCAGTTGTTAAAGCACAAGGCATATTTTTATTTTTTAAAAGTTAAACAAAAAGGGCAGAGTATTTCTACCCCTTTATTAAATTATTATACAGTTGGATCGTAAAGTACGATTTCAGTTCCAATTCCATATTGAACTGCTGCTGTGAATCGCATAATTACTCTCACATTTTGACTTCCGTCAAGGTCTGCCATATCTAAAGTTTTTACGATATTTGCATCGTTCATTAGACCAGTACCGAACCATAGATTTGATTTCTGAGCCAATACCATTTGGTTGTCAGTCATACCCCAAGCTGGGAATATATTGACACCATCAAAAGATAGAGCTTGACCAGAATACCACATTTGAGATTTGTTATCCATTCCTCCTGTTACGTTAGCAAATCCACCAAGAGCTCTAATGTATGCTTTCGCTACATTTTGAGATACATATAGATTTAAGTCATCTTTTCCGTAAAGAGCAGAAGGACAAGCATCAACAACTTTCGCCATCTCCGCTACTACGTTTGTGTGTGTTACAGTTGTTCCTGTAATATCTGAAACGTCAGAGTCAGCTTTTGCTAGAGTGATTAATCCATCAAATTCTCCTGCACTACCATTAGCTCCAACCCAAATGTTTTGCTCAGTCTTTTGTGCAACTTCCGCTGCAACGTGACCAATTAAAAAGTCAGAAAAGCTTGGAGGTAATTTTTCATAAGCAGAATATCCCATTTGTACAGCTTCCCAATCTGAAACGAAAGGCGTTTTGCACAACTCGAGATTTACCTGAAATTCCTCAGGAGCAATTATTCTCTCTGTTAGAGTTACGTTTCCTGCATTTGTGAAATCACAGGTGCCATCTACGATCAAGGCAGAAGTCGCTACTTTTTTGACAACTTCTTTAAGCTTGATATTCGGTTTTACTTCGATACCACCTTTTGCAATGGTGTTACCTGATAACAATGCAGCAGCGATGTATTTTCCCGAAAACTGTCCCGCATATGTACTTGTAATACTTAAAGCCATTTTATTTATTATTTAATTATTAATTGTTTGTTATTTTTTCCATAACCGAATCTAAAATTGACATCGGTCTTTTATTTGCAAAATGAAACTGAGCGTCTTTCTTAAACTTACCTTCTGGGCTGTGTTTAATAGGTTCAACTGCAAGCTCTTCTTTTGCTTCTTCTTCTCTTTCTTCTTTTGAAGCATCAAACTCTTCTTTAACAGTACGAGATTTGATTTGTCTGTTTTCTTCAGATTCAGCTTCAACTGTTTCGTCCTCTCGAGGTTCTTTGTCTTTCTTTAAATCAGCAACCGCATCTTCAAGATTTTTAATTCTTTTTTCTAATCCAGCCCAATCATCAACTGCTGCTTCATCATCTCCTTCTTCCAAATCTTCAGTTTCTTCTTCCTTTTCAGGAACTTCATCAGAGACTTCTCTTACATCAGCAATTACACCTTCTTCCTCAACAACGATTAACTCGCCTGACTCTAAGATATACTCGCCAACTGGCATCGCAACTTTTTCATCATCTGTTTTAATGAATATTTCTTTGCCTTTTTCAAATGACTCTGCTTCTACAACAGTCCCATTTTCTAATTTTCTTTCTTCCAATTTAACTTGAATATCCAGAAGTGTACGAATTTTATTTATCATTTCACTTGATTTCATAATAGTATAACGTTTATTAATTTTAATTTTGCATTTTTAACCTTGTCGATATATAGTTCCTATGCCTTGATTCCATATATCCCCTTTACAGCACTTCCTTGAATAAGTGTTTGAGTCTTTACATAAACACGCTCTTGAACTTCCTTTTGGACTCGTTCTACTAGGCGTATGTGTCTCACTCTGTCTCACTTATTTTATTATATTTTTAATTTCACTCAATATCTTTTGAGCTTTTTGTTCTGACAAAGTTGCTTTTGGATTTTGCATCTTATCAATAAAAAATCCCTCAATACTAAACCCTTTGACTTTACCTGTTTTGACATAATCATTCCACACATCATCGTTGTTCACTTTGACTGATCCCATCCAAGTTCCAACAGGAACGTTTAGATCATACTTTCTGGACTTGTCAAATTTAGCATCTTCAACTATCCAACTCTCAACTAACGTTAATCCATTAAGCTCGTGCTGATGTTCTAACGTTGAGTTATTTTGATACCCATTTTTAAGGTATAATTGACTCGCTCTTTCAACCGTATCTTTTGAAAAGTAAATATAATAATCTCCCTCATCTCCTGTTCTAAAAATAGGTTTATTTGGCACGAGTAAAGCACCCATTAAGATCTTCTTATCTTTTGAAACTTCTGCTAGTTTAATCTCATCTGATTTTAACGCCAAAAAGTTTTCATCGATGGCTGGTGCGTTTACCAAACTTATCGCATCAATTCCCATAATGTTCTGAGCCTCATCTAGTATTAATTCTATGATTTTCATATTTCTATAACGTATTTAATTTATAATTTTGTATTTAGCTTATAGACGCTCCGTCTACAATGTTCCTTTCAAGACTTTGAGCTGTTGTAACATCATTGCTTACTACGTAAGCCTGTACTGGCTCCGAAGCCTGTTCTCCAATAGCATCAGCAAGCTGATTAAAGCCAGATGACGCAACTGAATCTAAAGACGGAGGTTGCGGTGGTGGTGGTGGTGTCGGAACTGCTCCTGCACTCACAGTTGGTCCCCCTTTTATTCCTGCTACCGTTGGTGTTTTAGTTTGTGTTATTTTTTTAACATTTGCAATACCAGAGATTATCGCTGCTCCAGCCGCTAACGCTCCTAACGCTGGTCCCACTATTGGTATTCCTGAAAGTGATTTGAACGAGTCAGTTGCTGACTGAAACGTACTGATAGTTGCAGCTCCAATAGCTGCCGCCTTTCCTGCCGCTGTTTCCGTTCCTAATATTGATGCTAAATTATTTAAACCATCAACCATAAGTTTAGACTTCTCTCCTTGAGTCATATCAGCCCACTTGATTTCAGTCTCGGCAGTTTCTTTAGCAGCTTTGCTTTTTATTCCAGTAATTTTGTCTGCCTTAGCTTTCTCCAATCCTTCTGTTGCTAGACCGTTGTCTATTGCTAATTGTATCAGGTTATCATAGTGCTCAATAGTTTTCTCTATTTCTAAAGCTCTTTTCTCATCTTCACTTACTGCCGCAGCATCTCGTATTTGGGTTTTAAGAGTATCTAAAGCTGTCGCAGCGTCTTTTGCTTTTTGATCTGTCGCTTCCTTGTCTAATTGTACTTGATCGTCAATCGCTTTCTTCGCTGCCGCCTCTGACGCATACAACGCAATAACTTGTGTCGTAACTTCTTTTGCCTTTGTTAGTTTCGCAGTTTCTAACGCAATCATTTGAGCTTTCAACGCAGCCTCTTCGTCTAAGTCCTCTTTCGTAGAACCAGCTAAAGCATTCTCGGCAACTTTCGCATCAAATCTTAATTTAGCAGCCGCAATTTCTTTGTTAGTTATTTCTTCTTCTAATCTACCAGCTTCTTCTAAAAATGCAATCCTCTCTTCTGCACTAAATTTGGCTGTATCAACAGCTTTCTCTAATAAGTCTGCCCTATCTCTATCAGCTTGAGCTCTATCTATTTGTAGCTGTCTTTCAACCTTGTCTGCTTGAGCTCTCTTGTCCGCAATCTCTCCTGCTATCTTACCTTCTTCAACTATTTCTTTTACAAAACCTTTAACTCCAGTTGTAACTTTTTCTAAAGAATCTTCAACTCCTGTTAATACGTCTACATAAGAACTGCCAGCTTCCTTCGCATCATCCATTGCTCCTTTGAAATCTCCTTGAAATACTTTCTTAATTGCTGAACCTAAAAAACCAACCGTATCTATTGCCGCATTAAACCTATTTATTATTTGAGATTTTATCAATCCAACAAAACTATTCAACGCCTCTCTTGGACTTGTAAATACCCATATTAATTTGTCTCCTAAATTCGCAAGTACGTCTATTAAGTTGCCAGTAACAGAACCAATAACACCCATTATTTTGTTGAACTTATTTTGTCCTTCTTCTGTGCTGGTAAATGCAGCGGCTAACGATGTAACAGCAATAACTAAAGCTCCTAAGCCTGTGGCTATAATCGCTCCTCGCATTGTTTTGAATCCAAGTATAACGCTCTTGATACTTGTCAGAGCTCCCTTAAATCCAGAGATCATTCCACCTGAAGCACTATCGGCAGCGTTTTCTACTCCTCCTAAGTCAGCCTGCGTTGTTTCTAATCCTTCATTAAGATCATCAACATTCGCTGCTGCGTCTTTGGTGTTTACCTTTAAATTATATTCTTTAGTTACTGAAGCCATTTAATCTCTCTTTTAATTTGTTTGTATGCAGACTTAAAAGTTTTAGGCAAAGCATACTTACCTTGTGCTATTCTGATATTCTCTGTTTCTCCTTTTGAAACTTGCAATAAATCGATTATATTTTTTATCATACTACATTTAATAATTCTAAACTACTCTTTCCAGTTGTTAGATCGGTTTTCATACTATTAATTATATACGTATAGTTATTTAACGAAATTTTATCATTCAATTTTAAATTATATATAACTTTTAACGGTAAACGAGCATTTACTTTTGTTATTCTTCGTTTATTATTAAAGACATCTTGTATGTATGTCTTATAGTAATTCTCAAATAATGTTCCTGTAAAAGTAACCCCTCCTGTATACTCATTCACTTCTAATTGAAAATTCATATTCTCTGTACTCGTACCTGAAGCAAGAGCTCTACTATTTGATGGAATTATATAAGTTGCCTCTGATGTGTGCGTAGAC